TGTTGAGCGCCATGTGCTTGGAGAAGCTGCGTGTGTTCAGATGCACCGAATGGGCCACGTCGCGGGCCAAGAACAGGACGCCCATGAAATCGGCGGCGGTATTCATTGCATTGCTCCTTGGGGCGGCACTTCAACCATTTCAGGCTGAACTTCAGGCATAGCCATCGTAGCGTTGCTTTCCATCGCCGCAGCCACAACGCCCATAGCGATGTCTTGAATCTGTTGCTCGGTCATGCCGGCCTGAACAGCCGCGATCCGCTTGGTTTCGGCGTTGTACATGTCAACGTCAGCCTTGAACTCTTTGATCTGTAGGTCGCGCGCTTCCATCGACTGCTGCACGTTCTGAAGCATCCCAGACATCTGCTGCATCTCGGCGTTCATCGCCTCGATCTGCTGTTTGGCCGCAGCAAGTGCGGGGTTGTCTTCGTCGTCGCCGATGATGGCCGGGTCGATGACCTTGGCAAAACGCTTGGACATCTCCTGCGCGCCCGGCCAGTCCATGTTCTTGATGAACAAGTCGCCAGCCACGGTCCACAGTTGCGGGTTGCCTTGCAGCAATTGAGCCATCGCCTCCAGCGACTCTTGACGCTTGGTCTGAAAGCCCGGACCCGTAATGACGCGCACGTCGTACTTGCCGACGCCAGGGTTGTAGACCTTATCAACCACAATGCCCTGCTCGTCGCGGATTTTCTTGACCGGCTCTTGCTGCATCGGGTTGATCTTGACCATGCCCGACTCGCCGTCTTCTTGAATGATGCGGGCGATACGCTCGGTGTCGTAAATCTTGGGGATCAGATCAACCAGTTGACGGCCCACATAACGGATCATGCGAGCGTAGTTGTCAACGTAGTGATAGGTGCCGGTGTCCGACTCACGCTGGCGGGCCAAAATGGCCTTGCCAGAGCGCTCATTGGACGTTTGGCCCAGCGATGCGTTGTACTGACCCGTGACGCTCTTGATGTCGTCCGCAGCACCCATCTTGGCCTGAATCAGACCCGTTTGCGGCAGCGGAGGAGCTGCACGTTGCGGTAGCGGCAAAACAGCACCCGCACCGTCGGTAACGTCCGGGTTGACTTCAAGGTACGGCCAGTTCTGAGTGTTTGCAGTCTTCCACTGCATCTCATAACCCTCAAACTGCCCGCCGTAGCCGATGAACGGCGCCTTGGGCGCAAGGGCCAGCATCTCAGCTTCTTGGCTGGTCCAGTAGTTGTACATGCGCTGCGCGTCTTTGGCGTTACGCACGAGGCCGCTGACGTACAGCCGGCCTTCAACTTCAAACTCGTTACCCACGCAACGGATCACGGGGATGTGCGAGCCGGCCCAGTCAGAGCGCTCCAGCACTTCGTAGCCGTTGATCTTGAGCCACTTGACACTCTTGCGGTCAGAGATACGCGAGCGCAAGGGTTTGCCAAACTGCATCCGAAGCATCTTGTCTTCGGGCGTGCCTTGGAACGCCGTCAGGTTGCCAGGGTACAGGTTGAGCGTTTCTTTGGTGTTGTCGATGTAGAAATACTCGGCGATTCGCACCGTGTTTTCGTTCATCCACTGGCTAAAGCCTTGGTCACCCACACCCAGCGTTTGCAGGGTACTGAGCGGCGAAGCGTTGGGGAACTGGCGCTCGTACTCGTCGCGGGGGATGTCTTCGGTGATGAAACACCAGCGAGCATCCGAGCCGCACGGGTCTTGGATCAGCGGGTCCATGTAGACAGAGAACGAATTGCGAATACGCCCGATCTTGATGTCCTGATTGAACGTGTCTGCGTCGCAGTACTCGGTCAGGATGCGAACGTAGCCTTCACCGTAGGCCACTTGGTTTTCGCATGCGGTGTCATACGCCACATCGGCATCGCTGATGTACTCGATGTGACGAATGACGCCGTTGAAAATCTCTGCCACTTCAACGTCGGCCTTGTCATCCACAGGAATGACTTTAGGCTGCGGGCGGTTGAGCCGCTGCTCGTTGGTGACTTGGTGAACGTGCTGCGGCAGCTTGTTGATGGTCAAGCACGGACGCGCGTTGATCGTCTGTCCTTGCACTGCACCACGAGTTGCCAGCACATCAGCAGGCCACTGCCAATGGTTGTCAGGCGAGCCTGCGTAAAAGCGCAGATCATCTAGCTCGTCCTCACGCGACTCCGATAGCGCGGAGATCGCCATATTCAAGCGGCTGCGGGCGGTCGAGAGGACATCGGCGTCGCTCTTGTCCTTAGCCGAGCCGCCCTCACTGACCGCGCCAGCGGCAACAACGCCTGAATAATCTTGAGGCATAGCTTATTTGATCTTGCTCAGAACTTTGGCAACCGTCGCCTTGACGTTGTTGCCTGCGGGAATGCTACCGTGGCAGCCCATGCCCGGCATCTTGGAGTACGTCTCCGTGTTGCGGTTGGGCATACCAGCGCCGGACACCTTCGGCTCACGGGCGTTGAGTTTGCTAATCGGCTGGAGAATCTTGCTCATTTTTTGCCTTTCGTTGCAGCACGTTTAACACTGTATGCGATGGCGACGGCCTGCTTGACAGGCTTGCCGCTTTTAACTTCCGCCTTCACGTTTTTGCGAAAGGCTTCTTTGCTGGGTGACTTGACGAGTGGCATCACTTACCCTTCTTGGCCGTCTTGGCCGACTGCTTAAACGCCTTGTTGGTCGGCGCACCAGGTGCGCCAGGCTTTCGCATCTTCTCGCCAGAGCCAGCTTTGATGCGCTCGCGTTTGGCGTGGATTGCAGCATACAGACCTGGGTCGCCGGGTTTCTTCATGTCAGCACTTCCATCGTTTAAGTGACGCTTTGGCGCGTTCGCCATCTTTGGCTTTCTCAGCCACTGCGGACATTCTGGCACAGAAGGACGCCTTGCGGCCAGCGTCGGCCTTAGTCTTGGGGCTTGGCGCGGGCGCCTTGAGGTTGGAGCCAGTGGCGGCGTTGTACTTGGCGCGGCCTTTGGCGGTCAGGCCAGCGCCCTTGCTGACGGGCAGCTTCTCGCCCCGTCCAACGCTAAGAGACACGCCTTTTTTCGCCATCACTTTACACCCATGTATTTGCGAAGCCCTTGCACGTACTCTAGCTGCTCTGGCGTCGCTTTTCCTGCTGATGGATCGCCGCTAAGAATTCTCGCCGCAATCGTCTGCCGAATATCATCCATGTTTTTTGAGTAGCTACCCAAAGTTGACATTTGGTCAGGCGTTAAATCAAAACGCGGTGCGTCGTAGTTGCGGCGCATGTGGACGCGGGCCGCTTCATTAAGCATTACAGCTTGTTTTTCCGTGTCGGTCAACGTGCTGTAGGGGTTCATAATTATGCGGTCGTCTTCGGCCGCCATGCCCGCAACGTGCGGGTTTTTCTTGAAATACTCATCTTCGCCCGGATACAGATCGGGGCGCGTACCTACACCGTACACACCTTTGGCAAATCCTGCGCCAATACCCGGCATAATCAAGCACCCATCCAAGAGGTTGAGACAGTACCGTAGCCCATAGACCGCGCGGTGCGTTGCTTGCCTTCACGCGACTCACGATGCGCCACGGGGAAAGCAAACGTCAACGCAATCGCATCGGCTGCGTCGGGGCTTGCCAAACCACGGGCTTTCATGTCTTTTTTAGACTCCAAGTAGATCGTACCACGCGAATCCGGTTTCATCTTAGGCGAAATCAAATCAGACTTCAAGAACCTGTCGTTAGGCACGCTCGCCGACTTGAGCCAATCGCGCATCTCACCCCAGATTTCCGCCCGTTTGTTGCCATACATGATCGGGTTTTTGGACTTGTTACCAAAGTTCACACCCCTGATCTTGTAGCGTTGCTCCTTGAGCCGGTCCACAACGCCCGCTCCTAGCCCGCCTTCGTCGATGTTGACCAGCGTCGGCTTGAACTCTTCAATTACGTCGATGACGTGCCCGACCACCGTCATGGTGTCGTCGCCCCGGTGCCTGATTAGCTTCAATATGTCGCGCCCTTGCCGCACGGCGATGACCGTTGCGTCCGCCCCGAACCTGGCCGGGTCCACGCCCACGACAATCGGTGCCGATTCGTCCTTGTACGGCTGGCGCTGCATGGCCGCGTCCACGATGTTGATGCTGATGAACTGATCGTCGCCCTCGTTGGGGAACTGACCGTACACCTCGACATGCGCTTGGCTACTGTCTGGCCCATATTCGGCGATGATCTGCTCATACACCTGTTTGTCGGTGCCTTCGACGGTCCTCGCATCCACAATCTTTGACTTCCAGAACTCGCGTTTGCTGTTAAACGCCTCGTAGAAGTACCCGGTGTTGCGCCGTGGGTTGGAAAACGCCATCCAGAAGCGATTTGGCGTGTTTTCTGTGAAGAAACCGCTTGTCACCGCCCAGATCGAGTCGTCGATACCCGAGGCCTCATCAAAAATCACCATCACGCCGTCGAAGTTGTGCACGCCCGCGTAAGCGTCCGGGTTCTCTGCCGACCACAGCCGCCCCTCGACGCCCCAGTAACGGGTGCCTTTCTTCAAATCGCGCTCGACCAGCTCGGTGAGCCACTTAGCCGGCATCAGCCTGGTGGCCGATACCTCAAACCAGTGGCTGTTGATCGACATCGCCAGCCACTTTGTCAACTCGGCCCAAGTGATCGAGCGCAACTGACTTTCCGAGTTAGCCGAAATGATGGTCGTCGAGCCAATCCGCGTGGACAGCATCCAGTCCGTGATCCAACTGACCAGCGCCGATTTGCCGATACCACGGCCAGAACTGACCGCCAAGCGCAGCACGTCATAGTCCACCTTGCCGCCATTGGCTTTGATGTGCTCGGCCATGCTCGTGAGCACCTCGCGCTGCCATTTGCGCGGTCCAGTGAAGTGCTCCAGCGGCGTGCCCTTGACACCCCACGGATAGGCAAACATCACAAACGCCAGCGGGTTGTCCTTGATGGCCGGACTCCACAGCCGAGCCATCAACTCCTGCTCATCCGCCGCGCTGTAGCGTGTGGTTTGCATCAGATGTCAAACAACTCGTTGATCAGCCAGATGACCACTAGAAACGCGACGATCCATAGAAGTATCTTCACTAATAGCCTCCACATCCACGACGTTTAGCACGCGCTGCTGCGCCTCTTGTAGCGCCGCCGTGATGCTGATCGACTGGTTGACATCCACACTGATGGCCTGCTTGGCTACCCAGCCGTGGACGTTTTGCAAGATTGCGAGCGCCGCCTTGGCGTCGCCTTGCGCCGCCGCCTGGTGCAGCAGATGGCTCATCTCCATCTCGCCTTCGGCGCGACCCTTCATCTCTGCATACGCCGCGATCTCATCGAACTGCTTGAGCCGGGCGTACTCCTTGGGCAGCATGCCTGCGGCTAGGGCCAGATTGTCACCCTTGAGGCCGAGCTTGGCCGCGTTGTAGATGCGGTGCAGTCGGTCCTCAGTGGCCTGCAACTGACGCGGTTCGTAAGGCAGGGTTTCGAACATGGGCGAAATATACCAAAGTTTGGCAGTTTAGCCATAGGGGCTAATTTGCCTTTTTCGCCAAAAAAAATAAAAAGTTTTTGTAGCCCCTCCGGCGCCGGGACCGGCCGGCCGTCGGCCCTACCCCACCCCCTCCGGCCGAAAACCGAAAGCAAATCGGCCTGCAAGGTTAGCAAGCGCTCACTCACAAAGCCTAGGGGCATGGGTCAGATTGTCACGTGCCGCGCAGTAGCAAGCTGACGCGCCAGCAACATGGGTCATTTGGGTCATGCGTGGGCCATGACCTAAGTGACCCATAACTAGGCAACATGGCCCGCGCCTGGGTCAAAAGGGCATGGGTCAAAGTGACCCATGAAAAAAGCCTTATGAATCAAGGGCTTAGGCGAATTTTGACGATTTATGGGTCAATTGTCACGCGACCGAGGGTCGCTGACCCCCATTTGTCACCTATGCGACACTGCTGGCGTAGGCGCGGGGTCAAGGGGCGCGGGGATTCTGCCGTTAGCTGTACATCTATACAGTATTTTTATTTTCTATAAACAAATACCAATACAATGACAATTTGACCCAAAAGCCTCCTCTTCTCCTCTGTACGGGCATGGGTCACTTCACTTCGCCAGCATGACCCAGCCATTGCCTAAATGACCCAGAAACGTATTAGGGTTTGTCCCTAGAAAATAATCCTTGACACTGCAAGACAATCCCGTACAATCATCGACATGGCAAGGACGCCATGCACTACAGGAACCGACAGTATGAAAGCAATCACCGTTGAGCGACTGACCTACTTGTCCCAGATGCTCGCCAAGTACCACCGCGCCTACTACCGGGCAATCGAGGCCGACGCGCCGATGTCGAATCGGATGTATCGCTGGACAAATGAATACGACTACGCCCGCGACGACGCGCCGGACGTATGGGCCGAATACTGCAAGCAGCGCGGTTTCTTCCTTGAGCACGACTCCCGCGACTGCATGGCCTGATCAACCCCGGCCCTTCGGGGCCTCATTTGGAGCACCCACTATGCACACCCGTGATTCCGCCGCCGCGCTCATCGTGGCATTCATCCTGGCCCTTCCCTTTATCGTCTACTTCTTCTGGAGCATGCAACCATGATCGAAACCGGATACTTCACAGTCACCCAGCGCGGCCAGCGCCAGCGCTATTTCACTTTTGAGACTGCGGCACTGGCCGCCCATCGCCACAACCGCCCGCGCGTTATTGAAGTCGAGCGCGTCTTGGTGGATGGCCGGATTGAGCTTCACGAGCGCGACGTTACCGCCCGCGCCCTCGATTACCTGTCAACTGTCTACACGGAGGCCTGAATCATGACCGACACCTATAACGGCTGGACGAATTACGCCACTTGGCGCGTCAATCTGGAGATGTTCGACGGCGCCCCGGACTGGTTCGATTTTGACCAAGACGCCTACGACCTAGGGCACGATTTGAAGGCCTATGCGGAAGAGTTGATTGAAGACACCACGCAAGAGGGCCTGGGGCGCGATTACGCCCTAGCCTTCCTGTCCGACGTCAACTGGTACGAAATCGCCAAGCATATGAAAGAGGAGCAGACAGCATGACCCTATCCGAACAAGAACGCGCCGCCTACATGGCGGGCGACTACACCCTAGCCGATGCTCTGGCCCGCATAGAGGCCTTGGAAACCGCAGCGCTGGCCCTGCTGCACGTCACCCTACCCACGGGTGACCCGGACGTGTACGAGGCTGCTAAAGCGCTTAAAGAGGCAATCCAATGAAACGATTGAATAAAGCCGAACAACGCGCCCATTGGATGGGTCAGTTTGCGGACCGACTAGTAGGGGCCCACCCCGAGTTATCCGGCCGGATCGATTGGGATGCAGCGACCTATTATTACCTGTACGGAAAAACAGTAGAGGACGCTGTTTCCGAATATTGCATTGCAAGGAACATCACAGAATGAATACCTATGCCCTTGCCCCTTGGGGCTTTGAGATGACAGTCCATGCCGACGTATTCCCGGGCGAGATGCTCACCCCCGACTATCCAGGCGCGCCGCCAATGGCCGACATATTCCATGTCTACGTCGGGGGCGTGGACATCGCCGAGATGCTCAATAACGCGCAGTTTGCGCGCCTTGAAGACCATATTTTGAGAGCAGAGGATTACGTATGAAAACTAATGAATTGACCGGGGCCGCCCTTGACTGGGCGGTGGCGAAGTGTGAGAAGAATTGGGCGTTTGAGCCTGACGGATGCGACTCCTACTCGACCGATTGGCAATTAGGTGGGCCGATCATTGAGCGGGGGAGGATCGAATTGGAACATGACGGATTCCAGTGGTGGGCACGCATCCGCGCCGATGAAGACTACAGCGGCCCCGCGCCCCTTGTCGCAGCGATGCGCTGCTACGTGGCGTCCGTGCTGGGCGATGAAGTGGAAGTGCCCGACGAATTGGGCCATACATGATCGCCGCCCTAGTCGCGGCGGCGGTGGTTGCCTTGCTGGTCGCCGCCTTCGACCTATAATCGCCCCGCAGTTGTCTTCAGGCCCGGCCTAACCCGCCGGGCCTTTTTTATTTGACGCGCATCAGGGCCGACACCACAGGTTCTTCAACAAGCCGACGCATCTCGGACTTCGTGAATCCCGTCATGGACGGGTGACAGTAAATGTTTTTCTTGCTCGGGTAGTCTGCCGAAGCGATCCGGCCCATATTGACCCATCCGGCCTCCTTCAAGGCGTGCAACAAGGCCGCCTGAGGGATTTTCACGCCAGACGGGGCAGACCCTGCCACCCGGTCGCATAAGCCGTGGAAAGGCGATCCGACAACGCCCCGCGCAAACTCACCCTGACGCGCACGCATCATTTCCACCAAGTAGGACTCGGCCAAGCTCATGCCGTGTTCGACTAGGTTGGCCTTGAACTCGGTCCAGGCGGGGGCGGCGGCCGGGTTGAACGCGGATACGTCACGATCGCGCAACCAAGCTGCAATTGACTCATATCCACCATTCCGGTACCACGACCACAACCGATGTGCTGCGTCAGGGGCCATGCGCGGGGCGGTGGACCAAATCGCAAACCAGCGGCGGTCCTGCGAGTCGAGGGAGATCGGTACGGGGTCGTTAGAGAACGCCAGCACGAACATCCGATTCAGGGAATCGTAGGGGTGTAGGCCCTTCCTATTGATTGTGAGCATCTCTGGGGGCGCAGCGATCACGGGTTTGAGCTTGTTAGCCAGGGCGCGGCGGTCCTTGGCCTCTGGCTCTTTCAACTCGTTCAAGATGAGAATTTCGGATTCAAGGGCATAACCCCATTGCGACCCGAGCGTGTCGTTGTCCAGCAATCCGCGATTCTTCAACTGCGGTCCGCACACGGCCCAAATGAAAGGCGCCCAAAGAGTGTCCTTGCCGCAGCCCTGATCACCCCCGTGCAGCACGGCGTGATTGATCTTGACCTCGGGGTGCTGGACCTTGTAGGCCATCACGTTAAAGACGTGCTCGCGCTCGGACTCTTCAGGGATCAGTGTCGCGCAGTGATCCAGCCATGGCGAGATGTCCCCTCCCGCGCCCACTACCGGCCGCGCATCACGCCAGCGGTTGCCGTACACGTCGCCATCACGGGCGACCAGCACGCCCTCGCCTGCGGCATAGGTGATGCCCACCAAGGTGCGCGCGCCCATGTCTTGGCGGTTCTCGTCGAAACAGTAAGACGCCTCGATCTTGGGCTTCTTGCCGTGGATTGAGCGGCACTCGACGTGACGAAAAAGGGCGTTAAAGGTGCTACGGCTCACCTCGCGGCGGTCTTGCAAATCGAAGTAATGGTCGCCCTCTTGCACGTAGCAAAAGCGCTTATACCAGTCGGCCTTGATGGTGCGGCCCAATTCCTTGCGCTCGACTTCGGCAATCACACGCGCGGCCTCATCGGGGAACGCCTTGGTGGGTTCAAGTTTCTCCAAGGCACCGGCCATCATGCCGGCCAGTAACTCATCGCGCAGACCGGGGGCATGGGCCGGGCCGCCGTTCTCGGCAACCCACGCAAGGAAGGCGTTGGAGTCGAACTCGGTGCAGTGGCCGTGATAGCAGCAATATGCGCGCATGGCGCTGTTGTAGCGCCCCTCCGGGTTGCCGTCGGTGTGCTCGGCGTTGTTGGGGCAGATAACGCCCGCCCATCCGTCATGGTTGGGCTGGCGCAGCACCAGGCCCTGACCGGAGAGCCATGCCAGCACGTCATCGGCGCCATCGTCAGAAATCCGAATCGGACGGAAGGCGGCGCTCTCTTCGTGCGGGGTGACGCCAAGGGCCTCACAGATTTGGGGTAGGGTAAATTGCCGCTCAGGGTGGAACTCCACCAAGCGCGAGGCAAAGTTATCGCGTCCGGGCTTGATGTTAACCGAGCCGGGCAGACGAAAGTTGCGAACCGGGTTGATGGCCCCCTCGTCGGTGTAGCCGGCCTCGGCAATGGCCGTGATCGCGGCGCTAAACTGCCCCTTGGTCGGTTGGTCCTCAGTGAAGGCGTAGCCCCATTGAAAGCTGCCGGGGCTGGTTTCCATGATCCAAGTCGGCTCCAAGGGCGGCTCTTTAGCCTTCGTGCCGATGTCATCCAGCACCATGCACAGGACATACTCGCAGTTCGCGGCGCTGGCACGGGCATACCCGTCGGTGAAGCGGTCCAGAATGAAGGACGCGGTGTTGCCGTACCACGACTGGCCCTCCTTCATCGTTTTAGTCGGCAAGAACGCCGGCCAAGTGGCCTTGACACCCCCGTCGGCGTGCAGTTGGATTTGCCCGTCTTTCAGTTGTGGCTTTTGTCTGACAACCAGAAAAGTCTCGCCTTCGGGGGCGAGCGATACCATATAATCCAGAAAATCCATTGTGTCGTTCCTTTGGTGAAAACGCCCGGCAGGCCACTACCTGTCGGGCGTTGTTGTTTTAACCCTTGCCGTATCGCGTCATGATGCTGGCCTCAACGGCCAAGGGGATGCCCTCGGCCCATGCTGGTGGGGTGCACATGATACGCTCCATCTCCAGCTTTACGGCTTCGGGTTTATCTGTCTCGACGACCACTTCGTCATGCACATGCAGCACCACGTCATCGATATGGCGCAGTGCGTGGCGCAGGATGTCGTTGGCCGTCGCTTGGGTGATGTTCTCGCACGCAAGGCCCTTCCACAGACGCGCGCGCGGCCACTCTGTCGCATCGGCGGCGGGCTTCCAAGATGCTTTGGCGTAAGTCACCCCTTCGCTTTCTAGCCGAGCGTAGGGGTAGCATAGCACGCGCCCTGACGGCAGCATGTACCACAGGTGCAGTCCGTCAAAGCAATACGTCACGCGCCCCGCGCTAAACTCATGGCCCTTGTTTCGCATCGCGCGGGTGTAGGCTTCCTCTAGCGCCTGCCAAAACGGCACGGACCACGGGTTAGCCCTGCGCCACGCGTCAACGACGCGCCGAACGTCTGATTCAGGCAGGTGCACGCCGTAGACGCGACCCATCGCAGCGAAAGCGCCCGCACCGCCGGCAAATCCTAGCGCGAGCTCCATTACTTTGCCTCGCTGACGAAAATCAGTCATGGCCGCATCGCCGTTGCTGTAGCCGTCAAGTATCGTTTCGTAAGGCACGCTAAACGCACTGGCAGCGTTAACGATGTATGGGTCTAGCTTCTTGCGAAACACGTCCAACTTGATGTTGCCCGTGATGCTGGCGGCCAACCACGGATTGACGCGCCCTTCGATGGCCGACCAGTCGGCGACGACGAAGTGCTTACCCTTGGCGGGAATCAGTGCGGGCCGGAGCATACCCCGAAGTACATCTGTAACTCGGCGTCCAAAAGCTGGGACGATGCTGTGCCCTCGGACCATAGCTGTTCGTACTTCATCAGGTTCTTTAGCGCACTTGCGAGTGAAGTTATGGACTTGGAGGCCATAGCTCGACGCACGACCTGTGGCGGCACCCCCAGCGAAGACAAAAGCGCCACGGACTCGACAATCCTCGTCGTCTGCCAGGTTTGCCATGCGGCTGAACTTCGCAACCGATGACGCCCAGAGGTCGTCGGCGCACTGTATGACCTCGGCAACAGCGGGCGGTATCTCATCGGGGTTCTCCATCGCAAGCAGGTTCGCCCGCACAGTCTTGTCAATCGAATATTTGCCGTTGACCAGCATCAGCTTCTTGGCCTGCTCACCCACACGGGCCAGCACCCACTCGCGCATCTTGGGCGAGCGTACACTAGTGATCTCGCCTTCGGTCAGCTCGGCCACGCGCTCTTCAATCTCCAGCAGCTCGGCCTCGGCGTAGCGCATGGCAGCTTTGGCCAGCGGCACGTCCACCAGCACGCCCTTATCGTTGATGCGCTCGTTGACATGATAGTCGGCCAGTTCAGATTCGCTCAACGGCCGCAGCGCCTTACTGATCTCGCGCATGACCCGCACGTCCTGCTCGCAATAGGCGATCATCTCGGCCATCAGCTCGGGGCTGTTGTTGAAGGTGCCATCAGCGCGGGGGATCGACAGCAGGCGAATCAGTTGCGCCCCGCGATGGTCTTTCTTCATGGACGCACTGGCGAAACGCCCCACGTCTTCCAGACCGCCAGGCGCACAGTTGGCACGGGCTTGTGTTGCGGTGCAGTAAAACTGTTCCAGTTTGAAGTTGACCTGTAGGACGTACCAAAAAATCAGCCGTTCAAAGGCCGCGTTGTGCGCGTAGATGAGGCCGGTGTGGTTGCGTACAGCCTCAGGAAACGGTTGCGCCGGTGTCCATGTGACGACCTCGCCGTCGTCGAAGGCGTAGGACATGCACAGTACATCGGTGCTCGCATCCTGCGCGTAGTTGTAAACGCCCGCGACTGTTAGGTCGCAGGCGCTACGGGTTTCAAAGTCAACCCAAAGTATGGTCATGCTCTGCTCTGCAAAATGCGTATAGCGTTTTTGCGAAAATTTTTGTATAGCTCTACATCTTCTTTTGAAGGAGTGAACCCTTTCTTAACGCGGCACAACTCCAGCGTTAAGGCGTCTAACTTATCCAGTACTTTTTTCAGTTCAAAGTACTTGAACTCGTGTTCTTCTAAGTTCCGCAAAACACTGTTGTGAACCAGCGAAACTTCAGTGCCAAGGATAGTGGTGACATCCAACATACCCGACTCGATTTCAGCGATAGCGTTTGAAATCGCGTCTATGCGATCTTCGTCCAGCATAGAAAAAGACGGAGCCTCTCGGCCCCGCCCTCTTACATTACACCGCAGCGCGACGACGACGGCCCGTGGGGGCGGGCGCGGCTTCCTCGGTCTCACCGTTCATGCTGACCCACTCCAGCACTTCAAACACCGGCGTATAGATACGGCCGTAGCTCTTGTGCGTGTAGTGGTCCTTGCCCAGCTTGACGATTGCCACCGGCTTTTCTTTATCCTTGTCCACTTGCGTGGCGACAGCCACAGCCAGTGCCTGCACAGCCTTGCGGCCGCCGACGCTAGTAGTGGTAAAGCGCGCTTCCATGCCGGCGTCATCGCCGCTGATGCACTTGAGCGACAAGCCAGTCTGCGGCTCCCAGCCCTTCTTGGCGCCAGGCGGGGCCGGCTCCAGCTCAGGCAGCGGCTCGGTGACAGACACCAGCTTTTCGGCCAGCACTTCACCGTCGCCCCAGGCGATGAAGCCGTGGACGAACGAGAAGGGATTGACCGCCCAGCGAGAGTCTTCTTCGGCCTCAGTCTGATCAGCGCCGAAGACCCAGTGCCCCGTGCGGTCCATCTTGATGATGGCCGTGGTCGAGGCGCTGACATCGTTGGCGATGGTGCGAAGCGCGGTGGACAGGGAAACGACGGAAGGCAGGTTAGCGCCAGAGAACTTTACGAGATTAGACATACAAACTCCATTACAGTTTAGAGAGGGCCTTTGACAGCCCGATGAACGACTGCACCGCTGGCCGGGGATCATCCACCGGGGCGAGCGTCGTACCTGACGACTCGGACTTGATCAAGTCCTCGGGCAGTTCGCTAAAGCGCTTTTTGAGCGCCTTC